AGATATACCACTGGCGGTACGTCCTACACCCTGTACTCCTGTTTGTCCATGAGCAAATGATGGAAAGCCTGTGCTTTCATCTGCTAACACTCTGGCTTTATCAAACAGCATCATATTCTCTGACGATACATTTGGGAACTTTGTACCAAAGATTGCCTGACCGGGTGCGCCACCTTGTCTTCTAAATATTTTGCCGGGATATAAAGATAAATCTTGTCCGGGAACTAAGTTTGTTTCATCTACTTCCACAATAAGATTACCCGATAAAACCGCATTGTCCACAGCCATACGCATAAAACCATTCATTAATGTCTGCGTATCGTCCATGTTCTCTGCAATACCAACACCAAAGAAACTATAGGGGTTAAGCTCATAAGGTGCAGCCATGTAGGGTATTTTTGCAGGTTTAAATGGGTTAAGTACCATTCGTAGAAGTTTACCGTTGCATATCCATATGTTTGCCTGTAGCTCGTCAAACTCTTGCAGTTCTGGTGGTATATCAACACCGTGTTCTTCTACAAGTGCTGTGTCTACCATACCCCAGTATTCTAATACTTCAAATCTATCCACACCATGTTCAGGTGCATAGTCAGATAAATCATCTTCCCAGTACATCTTGTTATAGTTTTCACCAATGCTTATTACTTCATCAATAACAGTGTCTCTAAAGTAAGGTCTTTTCTTTAATGCCCTTAGTTGTGAGCGAGACATCTTGTGTCTTTCTACTACATACTGTGCTTCATCTATATTGTTTGCGTCAGGGTCTGGATAAAAGTTCCAAACAGATACATAATTTATTTGAGGTACAGTTTTAAATGTGGGGTCATACGTTCCTTCATCATCCCAATTTGGATACTCTTTATCAAAAGCAAACGGTCCTTTCATTATACCTGTGCCAAATAATGACATCTCAAATGCTGAACTTCTTAAATGTTTACTTGCACCCGACTCCTCTAACTGGTCATGTATTTTCTTTTGCATATGTTTTGCAGCTACCATAGCAGGACTAAATGTTACAGCAGAAGGTGTCATGCCTACACCCTCCTTAAGTTTGTCTTTTACTGGCTCTAATTTGCTTTCTAAACTTCCTAGTTTATCTAATAATGATATTTCTGTTGCTCCCGGTGGCAAATCTTTTCCATCTCCTGCATACCCATAAGGACTTTGCATTTCACTTACTTGGTCAGGTTCGTTGGGGTCAAAGTTTACATCACCTACAACACCTTCGGGAAGTTCAGTTGGTTCTACAGATAAGGGAAATTTTTGGTTGGCAAATAGAACATCAACTATTTGACCATATGCTGCAAGAGTTTTAGTCTTTGTTACTTTTATAAATACGCGAGACTTCTCTGCTTCAGTAAACTGCACATCAGAGCTATATAGTCCTCTGTAGTTTTTATATGCTTTTAGCCATCTCTGCTCATCTTGATATCTATAATCTTCTGAGCGTTTATACCTATCTATCACAAAAGGAATGATACTATCTACGTTAGCATCCTCTACTGTAGAATCATCTGTATCTTGTAACGCTACAGAATCCTCGTCCATCATTATATCTTCTTCAGCCATTTAGTCTCCTTAATATCCGAAAGTAGAATCTGCTATCGGCATTGAATTTCCTCTAGTCATACTTGCGTCATAATCAAATATACTAAATCTTGGTCTCGACATTATACCATATCTTAAGGCATCATACAAGTGGTCTTCTGCTTTTGTGTCTACATCCTCTGGATTTTTTTTGTCTAGTGGAATTGATGGTAATTGAGAAACAGTTTCTGTGCAGGTATTAAAAAAAATCATACGTGGTTCTTCGGTAAACTCGTCAATTTGTAATCGTCTGTGTACTTCGTTCTTTCCTGCAACCCTACTTCCTTTACTTCTATCTGATGGTCTCCAACGACATCCTCTGCTAATCATCTGTTCTGCTAGGCTAGGTCCTGTGTCTCCGCGTTTGTGCCACAAAGAACTATCTAAGACTCCGTATCGAATATTACCATCGCCTGCTTCTCGTTCTAGTACCATGTCGGCTAAATCAGTAGCTAGTATTTTGGATACGTATAGTTCTCTGTATACTACTAATTGTTCGCTAGGTGATACGGCAAACCATAAGACTCCTGAGTAACTGCCATATCCATAGTCACATGCTCTAAACTTTACCCAGTTAGATGGAATGTTAAAAGGCTCAACGACATGAATGCTACGATTGAACTCAGTAAAAGCTGCACCTTCTTTAATATCCCAGTCACCTTCCAGTAGTTGTCTTTTTTGTTGCTCTGGGAGGGAGAGGAGCATGGCTTCGTAATCACCCGATTTTGATAAGAATGGGTTGTCGGATAATCGTGCAGGTATAAACTTCCTTTTAAACAAAGCCTTTCCTGCTTTAGCGTGTCCAGATGGGTAGCGTAGTACTTCTCCTGTTTCAACATTGGTTGCATCAAATTCCTTTCCGTATGGTGCAGGGTCTATAAACATTTTTTTAACCCAAGCGTGACCTCTTCCACCGGGGTTTGTTGTTGCTCTCATAAAGATGGGTAAGTCTGGTGCAGTAGAACGTAAACGACTTCGCATATAGTTCCAAGCAAATGGTGTTGCCCATTGAGTAAGTTCATCAAATCCTATCCATGTAAATGCTAATCCTTGGTATCGTAAAACATCATCATCCCTATCTAGGTAAGACATCCAAAGTCTTGCGCCTGATGGGGCTGTCCATTGCATCTTTCGCTCTGACCACTTAATACCCTTCCAAATTTTTGGATACAACTCTTGACTTTTAAATATAAGTTCTCGTAATTCTTCTGTAGTGTGACGCAGTAGTAAGCCGCTAAACGAGGGATACCCCATGTACCGTAATGGGTCTGCCAACATTGCGTAAGACTTACCGCCCCCTGCTGAACCGCCATAAAGAACTTCTCTTTCACTTGCTGCCAAAAAAGTTGTCTGAGGTCCTTCATTCGGTTTAAATAAAACATTAGCATGCTCTTCTTGATGCGATGTTTCATATGAAACTTCCTGTATCTCAGCCTGTGGCTTTTGCTCCAGTTCTTTCTTCTTCAAGGACTTTCGCTTTGGCGATTGCCTTTTCCGCATAGTCTGCCCACTGGCGTATGCCTTTAACTTGGTTCTTACGCTGTCGCTCATTTTCTAACCGTTTTCTTAACCCTACATGTGATATGTAGCGTCCTGTCTGATTTGATATCCAATTTGCCACTTGTCGATATGAATATTGATTTACATATGCTCTGGCTTTTTCTAGCAAATTTAATTCATCGGATACAGGTCTTAAAACGTCAGGGTCATTTTCGTCTTGTATATAACCGAAAGGTATAGTTCTGGCAATACGTGGTATAGATATCCACTCGTTGTCTTCTTTTATATCTGTTGGTTGTGGTAGCTTCCACCTGCCTATACTATTAGTCATCGTTTGTTGGTGCTTTCGGTGGCATCAGCATTACACCACCTGTTGCTTCTACTTGCATTTTCTCTGTTTTTACTAGACCAACTCTGTCTAGTATTTCTTTAGCAGCGGTCATTTTTTCCTTTATGCCTAATTCTGTAGGCTCTAGTAAAGCTCCTGTCATTGACATTGCAGCTCTGGGTGCGTTACGAGCCATCCACATTTGCGTAGCTTCAAGTATCTCATCTTTCAAGCCTTTAACAATGTCTGCAGTGCTAGATGTATCTGCATATCCTGCAATCTTTTTTGCGATAGTAACATTACCACCTGCTTCATCAAATAAAACATTTAATAGTTTCTGTTGCTTTTCTGTTAGTTGTCTCGTCATATTAACACTTCCACCTTCTTCTTGCCTGTCGCAGTCTACTATTAGGATTCTTTGCTGCTTTAGGAAAGTTTTTCATTTGTCCTGCACTTCTAGCACAAAATGACTTTCTTCTTGCTGCTCTTTTACCTGTAGGTTTGCTCTCCGTAACTGCTGTCTGTAACTTTGAACCGGGATTTTGTCTTCTATATTTTGCAACCCCCTTTGCAGTCATACCTGCACCCTGCTTAGTGGGTCGTTTGTCCCCACTCTTTACAGACATACCTGCCATAGAACCTTTTCTTTTAGGTCTCATGTTGTTACTTGAAAGTGAGGACCGTCAATAAATGGGCGGCGCGATTGTGAACGTCTGAGGTCTATATAAGCGTTCATGGCTTGTTCCATAGTTCCATCCCATGTAGTTATATCTTTTATTTGCCACGCTGCGCCCCAACAAATTTTAGTTCCAGTTTCAAGAGCAGCAGATTTCATTGCGTCTGCTATGTTATCATAATCTACTATATCCCATGATGGCTCTCCAGAATCGTATGCCATTAAGTCTACAGCATGTGCGTATCCATCTTCTTGTATAAGGTGTTTAGATTTCATGGTCTGCGATTTTCCAGATTTAAAAAGCTTCTCCTGCGTGGCTAAATCCCTAACACCAAATATTACACCAAAGTCTGTATCTGATTTTTTTATAGCTAACTTTACTGTATCTACTAATTTAGGATGCACTCCTACCAGTCTTTGAAATGAACGCTGTGATAATTTAAACATTGGTACTCTCCATTTTGCCATTACTTCTTTCTCATGTTAAACAATTTGCTTGCAGACCGTGTGGCAAAGCTCGCAGATACGATAGCTCCTAAGGCTATCTGATACCACTGCGGCATACCTGCCAAAGCGGTAAAGCCGTCTGCTACTATGCCCCTGCCCCACTCACCCATGAAGCTCAGTACTAGAGGAATACTGAAAAGTAAAGTCAGCCATTCGTCTTTCCACGAGCTTTGAGATGCCCTCATAGCAGCTAAGTCCCAATCAATCTCACCTGTTGCTTCTTTCATACGAATAGTAGCTTCGGCTTTTTGTATCGCTGTCTTACCTTCTATGTATGATGAAGCTAAACTGGATACTGAACTTAGTATTGTGCCTATCATTTTCTTGCTCTGTTTCTACTACGATTAACTACTCGTAGATTTCGTGGTGCATTATTTCTAGGGTTCTTATCTATATGGTCTATGTCTTTACGGTCACCCTTGCGTACTGTTCCGTTTCGTGTTAATGCTCGTCTTACTTTGTTTCTAGATGCTCTGTTCTTTTTTTCATTTGGCTTACCACCACTTAACGAGTATTCACGTTTATAATTTCTAACCATTGTCTTTGCATGTGCATGTATCTGAACACTTCTTATTCAGTAAAGCACACCATAACCTTTTTAAATATCTTATCATCGTTCTTCCCTCTCCATTCTTTTGGGTTCTGACTTTTCTGCTCCCATCCATATGGCGAAGCTTCCTGTCATCGCCCCAGTAATCACGGATACTAGTCCTGCTTGTTGTGTAGTCATGTCCGGACCAAGACTCAAAGCCCATTCTATACAGCGAATGTAAACGCCTGTCATAACTAACATCATCAGTCTTGGGAGTATTCGCCATTTGTCAAGTGTCTCTGGAGTCATCTTTATCCTTTATAACTTCCTTTACCCAATCGCCATTCTCCCCAGTCTTCTCACAATACTCACATTTATCATCTTCAATGTGATGCCCACAAACGTCACACGTAGGTTCGTATAACACTAGGTTGGCTCTCCTCGTTTGCCACCCTGTTCCATAAACATCTCAATAGTCTCTTCTGGCACACATACAAGTTGCTCTGGTGGTCGCTTACCATATTGATTAATTAATGCTTTGGCTAGTTTAAAAGGATGTTCTCCTATAAACCTTTGACACATAGCTGCATTATGAAAGTGTCCGTGGTCTAATGGGTGCTTAAATATAAATATATCTTTTGTTCCGTCCGTATATACACCAGACATTATGGCTACTATAAACCATGCTTTAGTTATCATTTTCGAAATATCCTATGTTATGTAACTTTTCTATAACTTCGCGTTTTCTTAGCGATGTTTTTAGGCTGTTTAACAAATTGTTTTCCTGCTGCTTTGCCTTTTCTTTTAGCTTTAGTTGTTGCTGCGTACTCTTGGGGTGATAGAGCTTTAATTGCAGCTGTTGGAAGATACCTTTCTCCAGTTTGCTTACTGGGCTTACCACTTTTTGTTCTCCATTTTTGTTTTGACCACGATTTAAGACTACGCTGTGACTTTGCTAGTGCCATGTTGTTTCCTTATTTGCTCTTTGCCGAGTTTAGCAATCTTCACAACTGCATCCTTATTCATTACTTTAGCACGTTGTTCCATTACTGTCAAGATTTGTATTTTTCTAGCAAACGGCTTTTTAATCTTTTTAACTTTCTCCACAGTTCTCTTGGCATCAGCCACAGTGGTAAATCTAATAGGGACTGTATCTTTGGGATTCTCATCTGTATATAGTCTCCTACCTGTTCCTTTTGGCTTTTTGCCTGTTCCTTTTTTAGGATTTTTATTTATAACCGCCACCACCTTTTTTATATCGTTGTGCTAACAATTGTGCTTTTCGTGCAGACCATTGACCGGGATTGCCACCCTTAGACCCTGCTTTGATAGATGAGAACATACGCTTCCGCATTCCGGGCTTCGTATAGTTACCTGCTTTGTTAACTGTGCTTTTTGCTTTCGTCATTTCTGCTCTCCCAATATTCTTCACCGTAATCGTGAAATATCTCTTCGCCTTTTAGTATATTCTTTAAAGCTTTAAATCGTACAAAGTTATTATCTTCATGTATATCCCACTCAGCATTAGGGTCACTATTATGGTTATACATCATAGCATGTCCTAGAGGAACTAGATATTCTTTTTCTTCATTTGGTGTACTAAATACGTAATCGTGTAGTACACAGGTATCGGTCATATCAGAATCATCAGTAACAAGATAATAGCACAATTCAAGGGTGTCACCTATATTATAATCTTTACCTGCAAAAACTCCAAAGCCATGTATTGATGACTCTGATACATAAACCATTATTTACCTTTAG